GGCATCAGCATTTACAAATGAATTAGCCATGATAACCAGCGGCGCAACCCCCCTGACGTTCTATACCACCAACACAAAACGTATGACTATTGCAGCGGGTGGCACCCTAACCGTAGTCGGTGACATCACCGCCAACAACTTCGCTGGTAGGAACTTCATCATCAACGGCCAAGGGCTTATTAATCAGCGAGGGGCGCAAGTTGGGTTTTCAAGCTACTTTGCTGATCGCTGGCGGTGGAACAAAGGTTCAACCGGAGTCGTTAATGGCAACACTGTTGGGGGTTACCTTGAAATTGATGTAACTACTGTCGACACATCAATTGCTACGTCTGACTATGCAATGCTGGAGCAGCCCATTGAGGGAAATAATGTTACTGATCTTGGTCTAGGTACGGCCAGCGCAAAGACTGTAACCCTATCCTTTAAGCATAAGCATACAAAGACTGGCATAAACTGTGTCTCGTTAATGAACTCCGACAGGTCTCGCTGCTACATTGTTGAGTACACACAATCGGTTTCCAACACCGAAGAAACAGTAACAATGACAGTCGTCTTGGATACGGCCGGGACATGGGCATCGGGCACCGGCAAAGGTCTACAGGTTGCCTTCTGTGCGATGACTGGAGACAGTTTTCATGGGACGGCAGGGACATGGGCAGCAGGCTCCAGTAAGTTTGGCACAAGCAACCAAGTGAACAACTACGACAGCGTCTCCAACTATTTCCGCATTACAGACGTGAAGCTGGAAATTGGTAGTGCAGCAACGGAGTTTATGCCTGATGACTACGAAGTTCTTTTAGCGAAGTGCCAGCGGTATTATATTGATGCGAGGTACGTCGTTCATGGTAATACGGTAGGCCAAGCGTGTGATGCTACCGTCGGCGCAAATTATCACGTACCAGTTGTTTTTCCCACTATAATGAGAGCCGCGCCGACAATGGCGTGGGATGAGTGGACTTCAAGCGGATTTGGCACCAGCGCCAATTTTCAAGCTGCTGGTATCCTCGGTGTTAATTGTTATAAAACATGTACCGTGACCGGCGCCGCGAAGTATTGGTTTGGCGGATACACAGCAACGGCGGAGTTATAGAACATGTATAAATTAACAGATAATACTACCATCATCCGCCTTGCAGACAACGCAAGCATTCCCGCTGACTCCGCCAACAGCGATTATGCTGAGTATCTATTATGGGTCGAAGAGGGCAACACGACAGAAGCTGCTGACGTTACACCAGACCCCACATACAAAGAACTCCGAGCCGCTGAGTACAATCTCAAGTCAACGGGTGAGCAGTTCGGAATGCAGTATGATGATGCCAAGAACAGCACGACGACTTGGGTGGATTGGCAGACTGAAATTAAAGCAAGAATTACGGAATAATTCGTCAGTTAGAAGCGTAAAAATTATCTATAATCTCTCTTGTTATAAATAGATACAAATACGAAGGAGAGGTTCATGGCTAATCCCACAACCCGTGTAGAATTAAAGAATTATTGTCTTAGGCGCCTGGGATATCCTGTATTAGATATCAACGTCGATGAAGATCAATTGCAGGATCGTATAGACGATGCACTAGAGTATTATAGAGATTATCATTATGACGGTGCTGAGAAGGTGTATCTGAAGCATGTAGTTACTGCGACAGATATAACAAACGAATACATACCAGTTCCAGCAACAGTAACAAGCGTTATAGGTATCTTTGACATTGGTGATGCAGCCAATACTGGCAACATGTTTAATGCGCGATATCAGATACATCTTTCAGATTTGTTTGATTTTACAAGTGCTAGTTTAGCGCCATATGTGGCAGCTATGACCCATCTTGAAGTTTTAGAAGAGTTGTTGGTGGGTAAACAGCCTGTGCGTTTCAATCGGCACACTGATAAACTATACATTGATATGGATTGGGCTAGAGTAGTAGTAGGCAACTATATCGTTGTTGAGTGTTACAAATATCTTGATCCGGCAACATATGCTTCTGTATGGGGAGATCAATGGCTGCGGAGTTATACTACCGCGCTGATCAAACGACAATGGGGTGAGAATCTAAAGAAGTTTGAGGGTATGCAATTACCAGGCGGAGTTACTTTCAATGGCCAAACGATATGGCAAGAAGCTGTAGATGAGATCACTAAAATGGAAGACGCAGTTCAGTCTGGTTTTGGTGTACCCCCAATGGATATGATAGGCTAGATCAATGCCAACAACTAATGTATATTTCGACAACTTCAGTAATTCTGGTGAACAGAATCTAGTAGAAGACTTGATCATAGAGAGTATCAAAATCTATGGTCATGAAGTTTTCTATATGCCTAGGTCTATAATAGCAGAAAGTACCGTGTTCGGTGAAGATTTACTATCTAAGTTTGATGAAGCTTTTGCAGTTGAAATGTATATTAAAAATGTAGAAGGCTTTGAGGGTGAAGGAGATTTCCTTAGTAAGTTTAATATAGAAGTAAGAGACCAGATTACATTCACTGTTTCGCAGCGGCGTTGGTCAGAAGAGATTTCTGAAGAATTTACGCATCAGGATGCAGACAGCAATTATATTGGTAGACCAGCAGAGGGTGACATTCTCTATATGCCTCTGAATGGTAAGATATTTGAAGTCAAATTTGTTGAGCATGAATCAGTATTCTATCAGATGGGTTCTCTTCAGACATATGATCTTCGGTGTGAATTGTTCGAATATAGTAATGAAGAGATTAGCACTGGTATAGCAGCGATTGATACTATTGAAGATGCACTATCAAGTAATGCACTCAACTTCCAGACTCTAGATGAAGCAGGTAACATATTTGTTCTTGAAGATAGCAGTTCACTCGTTCAAGAGGGGTATCGTTTGGAAGATACAGATAAAACAGCAGACAATGAATTCTTTGGTTCTTCTTCGAACATTGACTTTATAGACTTTAGTGAAAACAATCCTTTCTCAGAAGGAGCTAATTGGTAATGTTCGGTCATCAGTTTTATCATCAAGCATTAAGAAAATATATTATCATGTTTGGTAATATGTTCAATGATATATACATCAACAGAACGAATAATTCTGGTACGACTATACAGAACTTTAAAGTTCCTATTTCATATGGCCCTAAAGAGCAATGGCTTGCGCGCCTGAACGCTGATCCAAACCTAAACACTCCTGTAGCAGTTCAATTGCCTAGAATGTCGTTTGAAATAACTAGTATGTCATATGCACCTGATAGAACAGTTAATAAGCTACAAAGAAATGTTGCAATAAGTGATGGTAATAATACTCTTCGGTCACAATCTACTCCTGTGCCATATGATATCTCAATATCTCTGTATGGTATGTTTGCAGGTAATGAAGACGCGATTCAAGTTGTAGAACAGATACTGCCGTTCTTTCGCCCAGAGTGGACGAATACAGTAAAGCTAGTTCCAGAGATGGGGCAATATTTTGATGTACCTACTGTGCTGACTGATATGTCCATTGAAGACACATATGAAGCAGATTTTCAAGCTCGCAGAGCTATTATATACACTTTTAACTTCATTGTCAAGGGATTATTGTTCGGTCCAGTATCAAAAAAGGGTATCATTCGGCGAACTCTTATCGATTTTACTATACCTTCAGCAAACAACTCAACTGGAGACCAGATTCGAGCCGCTTCACCTCTAGAAGGCCCACAAGCGCGTGTCACGATTACTCCAGGTCTTCTTGCTAATGGATCACCAACGTCTAACTCTTCTGCTAGTGTAGCAATAACAGGTATCAACGCGAACAGTACATATGGATATGCAATCGACCACGAAAACTTCTTCGATGGTTTAGTTAGGCACAATCACGATAAGTGAGTATTATGAAAAATAATGTAACTGACGGATTAAATGATATATTAAACATAGATCAAGAGCTAATAGAAGTTATCGAGCCTGTTGTGCAAAAACAAGTGCCTGATGATATCGCTTCAGACTATGATTTTGCTAGACAGAACCTCTATGACGTTATAGGAAAAGGTAATGAAGCATTAGACTATCTATTAGAGTTAGCTAAAGCCAGTGAGCATCCTAGAGCGTTTGAGGTGGTAGGCCAACTAACAAAGACGCTTATTGATGCAAACACTAATTTGCTAGATATACAGAAGAAGGTGAAAGAACTAACAAAAACAGACTCACCACAGAACGTAACTAATGCTTTATTTGTGGGGTCTACATCTGAACTACAAAAATTGTTGAAAGATGGCCATGAGTGAAACCTATCTAGGCAACCCAAATCTAAAACGCTCCAATGTTCCTATCGAATTCACAAACGACAACATTCAGGAATATATTAAATGTTCTAAAGACCCAATCTATTTTATAACAAACTATGTGCAGATTATTAATATCGATAGGGGTCTTATTCCATTTGATTTGTATGATTTTCAAGAAGATATGATTGAGACTTTTGATACGAATAGATTCGTTATCTGTAAACTACCTCGACAATCTGGTAAGTCTACTACTGTGACAGCATATATGCTTTGGTTAATATTGTTTCAGGATAATCAGAATATAGCAATACTCGCGAATAAGGGCGCGTTAGCCCGTGAATTATTGGGTAAGATACAATTAGCATATGAACATCTCCCTGTATGGTTGCAACAAGGTATCACAGTATGGAATAAAGGTAACATTGAACTAGAGAATGGATCAAAGATAGTCGCTGCTGCTACATCATCTAGTGCTATTCGTGGTGGATCATACAACCTGATCTTTCTTGACGAATTTGCATTTGTTGGTAATAATATGGCAGATGAATTCTTTAGTTCAGTCTATCCTACAATATCATCTGGTTTAACATCAAAGATATTCATTGTATCTACTCCGAATGGTATGAATCACTTCTATAAATTGTGGGCAGACGCAGAAGAAGGTAATAATAAATATGCGACGATAGAAGTTCATTGGGATCAAGTACCAAATCGTGATGAGAAATGGAAAGAAGAAACCATTGCTAATACGAGTGAAGCACAATTTCGACAAGAGTTTGATTGTGAATTTGTAGGATCAGCAAACACACTTA